CCACACCCTCCACCGGTTCCTCGAAGACGACTGGGGTGACCTCTGCAGGGAGGATTGTCTGCTCAACGCAGCAGCAAAGATCACCGGCGATAGGATCCTGGGTGCTTACAATACCAGCCGGGGCCGGGTGTATGTGATCAATGAAGACCCCACAGCCCAGACACAGATTGTGACGGTGCTGTATGCTGATGAATATTAAGGAGGTACCCATGAAGCATAAAAAGCCGGTCGTAGAATATGACCCCTATGGCCACAGCGGCAACATCTACTGGATCCTGGGAGAGGTCAGCAGGATTATGCGGGGCCAGCGGCGATACACCGCATTCAATGAACTGCGGGACAGGGTGTTCGAGGCCCAGAGCTACGAAGAAGCATTGGCAATCATCGGACAGGAGGTAACCCTGGTACGAAAGAAACGTTCATAGAAGAACTGACGGCAGCGCAGGGCGCTGTCGTTTTTTGCAGCGGGGAGGATTTCTTTGGATACAGGACAGATTTTAATACCAGAAAAGAAAATCATCACAAATCCCACCCTCGCAGATCGGGCAGTTGCTTTTATCAACGCACTGAAGCATACCAAAGGTGAATGGCACGGCAAGAATTTTTCTATGCTGCCGTGGCAGGAGACAATCATCCGTGATGTGTTCGGTACAGTGAAGGAGAACGGGTACCGTCAGTACAACACCGCATACATTGAAATTCCAAAGAAGCAGGGCAAGAGCGAATTGGCAGCAGCCGTCGCTCTTTATTTGTTGGCAGGAGACGGCGAATGGGGCGCGGAGGTATATGGCTGTGCCGCAGACCGGCAGCAGGCATCCATCGTTTTTGATGTTGCCTGCCAGATGGTAGAGCAGTGTCCGGCGCTGAAAAAACGGATCAAGCCAATACTATCTCAGAAGCGATTGGTGTATACCCCGTTGAACAGCTTTTATCAAGTGCTGTCGGCAGAAAGCTATACAAAGCATGGTTTGAATGTTCACGGTGTTGTATTCGATGAGCTACATGCCCAGCCGAACCGCCTGCTATATGACGTTATGACCCATGGCTCCGGCGATGCGCGTAAGCAGCCCCTTTTCTTTTTGATTACCACAGCGGGTACTGATCGCAACAGTATCTGCTGGGAGGTGCATCAGAAGGCCAAAGATATTATGGCAGGCAGGAAACACGATCCCACATTCTATCCGGTAATCTACGGCATAGAAGATGACGATGATTGGTCGGATGAGCGGGTGTGGTATAAAGCAAATCCATCCCTGGATATCACGGTGGACGTAGATAAGCTCCGGGCTGCCTACAACAGCGCCAAAGAAAACCCTGCAGAGGAAAACCTGTTCCGGCAGCTGCGTTTGAATCAGTGGGTAAAACAGTCGGTACGCTGGATGCCCATGGATGCCTGGGATAAATGTGATAGCATGGTGGATCCCGATTCGTTAATTGGAAGGGAATGCTATGCTGGCCTGGACTTGTCCAGCAGTACAGATATCACTGCCTTTGTGTTGGTATTCCCACCCAGGACAGAGGAAGAAAAATACGTAATTCTGCCGTACTTCTGGGTGCCGGAGGATACGATGGCTCTGCGTGTCCGACGGGATCATGTTCCCTATGATATTTGGGAAAAGCAGGGCTCGATCATGACCACAGAAGGTAATGTTATCCACTACGGGTACATTGAGGACTTCATTGAGGAACTGGGTACCAAGTATAACATCCGGGAAATCGCCTATGACCGATGGGGCGCGGTACAGATGAGCCAGAACCTGGAAGGCGCTGGCTTTACCATCGTACCTTTCGGACAGGGCTTTAAGGATATGTCGCCTCCGTCAAAAGAATTGATGAAGCTGGTGTTGGAAGGTAGGATTGCCCATGGTGGCAATGCTCCACTGCGATGGATGATGGATAATATCTATGTCAGAACAGATCCGGCAGGCAACATCAAGCCGGACAAAGAAAAATCCACAGAACGAATTGATGGTGCAGTTGCCACTATTATGGCCCTGGACAGAGCGATCCGCCATGAAGGCAGTGGTGCTTCCGTTTACGATGAACGAGGCATTCTTTTTTTGTAGCAGATAGCTGTCAAGAAATAACGACAGCAATGATTTGTAAATTGTCGAACCCTTTACATCTGTGTCGAAAGTGCTATAATTGAACCATAATCATACCAAAGGAGGCAATATTATGGCACTTATGGTTTGTCCCGAATGCGGTAAACAGGTTAGCGATCAGGCGGAGGCTTGCCCTCACTGCGGATATCCAATTCCTAAGTATATTGCTGAACAGAAGAAGCAGCAGGAACTTGCGGCAGCAGAAGCAGAAAAAGCTGCTGCGGAAGAAGCGGCTGCAGCAGCGAAGGCAGAGAAGGAAAAAGCCAAAGCTGAGAAAAAGCCTGTTTCTGTAAAGAAGGCTATTATTATTTCTGTGGTAGTTGTAGCACTGATTGCCGGTCTTGCAGCAGGTTATATTTATGGCTTCAAGCAGCCATATGATGCAGCTTGTGCAGCATACAATTCTATACTTATTGAATATGCTGCTGCGGTCGAGGATTACAATGCTGCAGAGGCTGCATTCGTAGAAAAGAATGAAGCCTTTGAATTGGAAATTGATGAGCTGAACGATTTGGTTTATGCGGACATGGAGCCGTATGATATGGCAGTTGAGGAAGCTGCCATTAATATGATCGCGAAGGCCAGAACGAAGAAAATTGAACTGCCGCAAGCACCTTCTTTCCGGGAGACTAATGCTCCTATGGAATATACGGTTTTCCAGACCCAGGAGGTACTGACAGAGGTTGAAGCAATTCGTATTGAAATTACGGGAATTGTTGCTGCTACAGAACAGTTGGTTGTTCCGGATTACACCGATATTATTGCAGAGGTGGATGCAGCACAACTGGAAATGGAGAATAGCATTCAGCAGTATCAGCAGGTAACGAATCCATCTGAAGCTTTTGTTATCGAGCGATTGACAGGACTGCCGGGAATTACCATGATTGAAGCAGCAACGGAAGAAAATGACCCCAATGGAAATCTTCACAAGCCGGGTGGATATACAGCGGCAGTATTCTTCATTCATGACCAAGTTACAGATCAGTACGTATTGTACAGTAAGGGCGATACTCCTGTTGAACGCGCCACAGACGGCGGCGGATGCATTGAAGTATATGCAACCAAAGAAGATGCGGAAGCAAGAAATACTTATCTTGCAAGCTTCGATGGAGGAATTCTTTCCAGTGGTTCGCACACGGTGTGTGGTACGATCGTTGTAAGAACATCCAATGAATTGACGGCTACCCAGCAGAAGGAACTGGAGGCTGCGATCATTGCGGCTTTCATTGAGCTAAGATAATTTCACAAGCAGAGGTGAAGCTATGGAATATCCAATTCCACGATATGCAAGATATAATTTGCCTATTGTGCGCATCACAATCAAGGGGGCCTCTGGTTATGGCCCGGTGGATGATGCATATGAAGACAAATTGACAATCACAGCAACATCGATAAGCTATGAATATAAGCCGCATCCTATGAGCCAGTCGGGAACCAATGTCTATAAAAAATGGTCGTATAAGACCAATAGTCCTGCCTTCCAGATTTTGTTTGAAGAGGTTGTCTTTAATACACCAAATATTCTATACCATGATGGTGTAGATATGGCTGTAGATATTGGCCCTACTGTATTAACGGTGACTTTCTCGGATAAACATCGGGAAACGGCAAATTTCTTTGTGCCAAGTGAATTCTTTGCAGACTATTTCAGACCGATCAAAAGAATGGTGCCGGGGTGCGAAGACATCCCCGTGGTACTGTTGACGAATGAGGATTTTGAAGGCGAAGATTAATAAATAAAGGTGAGCGTCTATCGGAAACGATAGGCGCTTTTCTTATGCCCATTTTTAAGGAGAGTGATGCATATGGGCCTCTTTACCGGCCTGTTCAAGTCCAGAGATAAGCCCCGAAACAGCACAGCAGTAAGTGGGTACACCTTCTTCATGGGTAGCACACCTTCTGGAAAAACAGTGACAGAGCGATCTGCCATGCAGATGACGGCAGTATATT